AATAACTGGAATCCAGCTGGGTGAACTGTTTGCTTAATTAAGTCTCTCCAAACATTAATTGGTGTTTTTGACTTAATTACATAAGAGTAATCTTGGTAGAAATAAGAATCTCCTAACTTTTGATAATTTGAACTTAATTTTCCTTTATCAGAAGCATAGTATCCTAGATTATCATAATATGATCTAATATCAGAATCAAATAGACTTACAAATATCTTAGATACATTTGCTGTATTATAATTTGTTTTTCCGCTGATTGCTAAGTTATTTTTAAATTTACCTTCAATCCTTTCTAATCTAAGAACATTAGTATTTTTTCTATAACCATTTTTCGCTACATATCCACTAGCAATAAGAGTATTGCCATCATACTGCTCTATCCTTTCTCCATCTGCAAAAATATTTGCTCCAATCTGATTTATGATAAGAATTGTTGGAGATGAATATACTTTTCTTATACTCTTATCATTACCATAATTTTTTCCATTATATAAAATTCTAATACTATTAGGAATTCCAATATTTGTTGAATTTAAATAAATTTTAACATCAGATTCTACAATTTTAATTACTGGTTTTGTTAAGTAACCTTCTCCACGATTCGTAACAACAATTCCTCTTATAGACCCATCTGTATTGGTAATAACATCGAATGCTGCGTTTCTTCCTGTAGATGATAATAAAACTGCTTTTGGTTTAGAATAATTTCTACCTTGATTCTCAACTATAACCGATACTATATTTTTAGCAGTAGAATCCCAAACTACATCTGCGATACATTCATTATTTTGTGCTGGTCTAACACCAGTAACAACAGGTAATTCGGTATATCCTAATCCCTGATTTACAATAGAAATTGAAGCAATACTACCAACAGATAAAGAAGCTGTTGTAGTATATCTCATATTTCCAGAACCATCATAGGAAGGATAAGTATCCATTTCATATACAAAATCATCATTTGTGACATACGAAACTGTCTTAGTTCCTTGTAGGGGATCTGGGATGATTCTTGCGAAAGATGAATCTGAGTCTATTCTATTATTAATATCAAAATAGAAATATAAACTATAATTTAAAGGAACTCTTGATGAATAATTGTTAGATGCAATTGCAGATCCATATCCAACTTTCAAAGTTATAAATGATCCTGTAGTTCCTGGCAGAATACTATTTCTATTAGATTCTGTAGTAATAATATTATAATTTCCACTGGGAGAAAATTCTAAGAAACTTCCTCTTAAAGTATAATGAGAAGTATCGAATTTATACTTATAATACTCTTGTAATCTTAATTCAGGATTCTTCTGCCATGTAGTATTATCATAAGAAAACTCAAATTTATAAGTTTGCGATTCGATATTTTCACTAATAGTTACTAATTTTCTTGGTGAACTATCGTCAAAGAAAGAAGATCCAGAAACTAGGGGATTTATGCTGGATAAGTTACTAGTAATATCATATACAATTGTTAATTCCTGATTATCAGTGTCATATTCTAATACATACCCATCCGCACTAGTATTTCCTAAATGATAATTTAGTGGTAAAGTATATCTTTCTCTATAACTCTGAACTGGTTGAGTATTATAGTGATCTATAGCAACAGTATTAAATTGTGCTCTTTGAACATCTACATACGAGTTTGGTGAGTTTATACTCGTAACTTTGATTATTTCATCTGAAATTTGTAAGTAATCATCTACAGAAATTGTGCTAACATCATTTAAGAACAATCTAGTTTCTTGCTGACCAAATCCAACATGCTGAATTTCTGCAAGATAAAATCTTGATGATACCGATGAAGGATTACGATTTAAATCGCTGGCATCAATTGTCAGAAAATCTCCTCTCTTATATCCAACACCTTTAGTTGTAACTACAACGTTAGTTACAATACCATTTGTAGTTGATACAGTAGCTCTAGCATTATTTGGATTTCCTGGTCTTCCAATTACTGCTAAATCCGAATCTCCAACAATTCTTCCTTCAGAATCTCTACATTTTGATATATCGGAGAAAATTAACTCTACATTGGTAAAAGTATTATTTCCTCCAGTAGTATAAGCATAATCACCAACAATACTTCCATTATTATCTCTATAGCTTCCATTATTCAAAGTAAATAATCTACCAATACCAGTATCGGTGATATATTTTGTAAAAGTGGTAGTATTTAACTTAACGGTTTGGTAAATTCTCGATCTTACATAAATTGTTGTTTCTGTAGTCGAGTCATTGGGATCAATGGATACATCAACTGTATCTCCAATGCCAACACCATGATTTTCGGTAGTAGAAACAATAGCAACTTTATCATTTAACGAAAGTGGAACGATATTGTCACTTAAAATAAATCTAGAAGATATAATACTACCAATTGTGTCATTAAGAGAAGTGCTTCTCAAAAAGTAAGTATTATCTATCGTAAAATCACCCTGAGTTAATTCAACCTTTACTAAGTTTCTATTTGTAGTTGATTCAAGAATTAATCCAGACGCTTTTCTATTAATAGCAACAGCACCTGGAGAAGTATTGTTGGAAACTGTTAATGGAGTTCCATTTGGAGTTGTCGCTACTCTAAAAGTAGTAGCTGCAGACTGCACAACATAATAAATCTGATTTGCTTGAATTCCAGAGAAAGTATTTGTAAATATAATAGGTTCACCATTAACAAATAAGTTTTGGGCAACTACAAAGGCATTTCCTTCTGTTCTAATAATAATTGCTTGCTTTCCATTAGTTAAAGTGAGTGTTTCTCCCCTAGTATAATCAGATTCTCTATCGAGAAGTAAATTATATACTACAGTAGATGAATATAATTCATCAGTATCATTAAACGTTCCAGAAACATCGTATAATACAATATCTCTTCCTTCAAAAACATCCCCAAGACATCTTCCAGTTGCATTAGTGTTTCTTTGAGTGATTAGACTATCAGCAAAGAAATATGCTGGGTTTTCAGATGAAAATTTAACTGCTTTTGTTTGTTGTGATTGTATCTGAGATACTGTCTTACCATTTACTGCATTTACTTGGCAAATAAGATCTTTGCCATTCGTTCCAGAAGAATCTATTTCAACTAGGCTACCTGCAGAGAATGTATTTGTTGATTGTTCTACAGTTACTGAAGAAATAGAACCAGAAGAAACAGAGTTGATGAAAGCAACTGCCCCTTTACCGTCATCTGGTGTTTTTAGAGTCTTTAATCTTGTGATATTTGTTGGAATATCGTCTTGTGATATTTTGTTTCTGTAATTCGAATCTACTGGTAAAGAATAGAAATTTTCTCCAACAATATATGGGAAAACAGGAGTCTGATTTGAGTTTATTGTAACAAAATAAGCATATACTCCATTAGGATAATCTGGAGTTACGCAAAATCTTCCATTATTTTCATCAAGTGATCCAGATCTGTGATTATAAGTATAATCTTCAACAAAAGATCCTAATGGATAATCAACAATAGATGGTCCTCCAGGTCTTCTAATATTTTGCGCGTAACTAGATGTCATTCTAGTCACAGAAGAAGAAGAATCCAAAGCATCTGAATATCCATATGGCCCGTAAATTGGATTGCCATCAAAAGCATATCCTAAGATAGGAGAATGTGTAGATCCATCATCATTCAATAAAGATCTCAGACTTACTGGATTTGCGAGATAACTATAACCATATTCTAATGCTGGGTTATTATTTAAGAAGTAAAATCCATTATCAGAATCAATATCATTTTTGTGCTTATGGAGTAAATTCCTTCTCCAAGATCTAACAGTAGAAATAGCAGTAGCACCTCTGCCTTCAGCAATTATTTCTACAGTTGTTGTATTTTGATTGTAGAATTTACCCTCATCAAACTTTCTAAATCCAATTAATTTACCTTCATCACTAATAACTGATTCAAATCTAGCAAATCTACCCTGACCGCTGGAATCTCTTATAATAACAATTGGTGGTGATGAATAATATTCTCCAGGATTGTCTATTTTTAGACTAGTAATTCTATCACCAGTGACTACAGGAGTAACCACAGCTCCTCTACCAGAAGTTATAGTGACTACAGGAACAGGAGGGAAAAATCCTGCACCAGATTCTAGCACTTCAATTCTGTCAATTACTTCGCCGTTCAAGATTGCTTTAGCACTTGCTACTAGAGATCCAGCTCCATCTTGAACAAGAACATAAGGTGGTTTTTTATATCCAGATCCAGGATTTGTTAATGTAATAGTTTGAATCTCTCCAAAGATTACGAGATTGTCATCTGTATCTTTATATGATCTTGCAGTAGTTCCATTTACAAAAATACCTACTTCATTTGATGGAGTTGGGTAAATTTCAGTGGTTGCTGAAGGAGATTTTTTAATTAGTTTTAATTTTTTCTGATCAAGAAAATTTACACTCCAATTTTGTTTACCAATCTTATGTGCTGGATAACCAGAGCTAGTAATATAGTAATATTGAGAATCTTCATAAATTGCAGAAACTTCTGATAAGACGCCATTCAATTGTGTAGTGATGGAAGAATAATCTGAATCTACTCCAGTATTATTTTCATTAATTTTCCATCTAGTAGCATCATTAAAAGTATCGAATATAATTGTATCCCTAGTTTCAAATCCAGAAGCAGATACCTGCACCAAATCTTCTGTTTTTGAATATGGAAGTGCCTGGGATGGAGACAAATTATAAAGAATACCCAATACAAGGAAGTTTACACGCCTAGAAACTCCACTATCATCAATATAATCACAGTAAACGTTGGAGTAGTTATAAACAGGTTGCCCTTGAGTGTAAGTTGCTGGTAGAGATCCTCTGGATTCAATTACAAATTGAGAAATATTCTTTGACTTATATGATACAATCTCTGTTCCAATAACTAATTGACCAGATTGCTGCTTCCACCCTAAAGTTGAATATACGTTGACTCTCTTGTTGGTAGAATCTGAAGATAATAGATTCTTTGTTAAGTATGTTTCGGTTGAAACAGCAAACTGACCTACTACGTCACGTTCAGATAGAATAACTTCATAAAAACCATCACCAATATCAGAGATATTGTCTACGAAAGAAAATGCTGACTTAATTGATAAATCAAATGGATTTTCTTCTTGTATAATTTTTTCACCGATAACCTTTGTGATATCGCCTGAGATAACTTTTACCTTCAGTGCATACTTATCAATCCATTCACCAGTAGAGCTCTTGTATGTGCTATCCTTGGGATAGTATACGGTAGGAACATCATTTGGTTCCTTGGAAATAATTGAATTGAATACAAAACGAATGGATTGATCAGTTCCCTTTGCTGCATAGAACTTTTTAATGTTCTTGATGAGTAAAGTTTTGTCTACAGTATTTTTTAACGCATTTTCTGGGAAAGATCCCAAGTATTCTGCTTCAAAATTCTTTACTAGAGCATATAATACTAGATTACTGATATTGACAACTAGTTCTCCAGATAAATGCTGTGTTCCAGAACCAACTTCGCTATAAGGAATACTAGTGAAATCTGATTTGCTGTAAAGATCACCTAACTTAGTAGTATGATTAACATTCCTAAAGCAATTTACAAATGTTGTATCTGTTTTAGTCTTGTAAAAGATGGCTTCATCACCGATCAATACATATCCATTTTCAGAAGGAAATCCAACAGTGCTATCTACACTAATAGTAGTTCCAGAATCACTGAGATTTTGTGTTAGAGTAGTATTCTCCTTCAGTAAATTTTTCTCATAAGTATCAATATCACGATACTTAGTGAGATTACTGATAAGATCAATAGGTTCCCCTTCTAGTTCAAGATGCTCATAGTATTTCTGTAGAAACGCAGAAAACTTAGGATATTCTGACGATATAAACTCTGGCAGCTGTTTATCTACTAGAGCTGAAAGATTTTTTACCTTAGATGCCATTTATCCTACTCTTGAATAAGGGTGAACGAACTTTTATCAATATCTACATCTAAAAATACTTCTCTTTTTGCGAGAATGTCGTTGTATTGTGGTTTTAGTCTTACTTCTATCTTATTATCGGCAAAAGTTCCTTTAATAATATTTAAGTTGAAAACTCTAACTTCGCCTTTAGCATAATTAATTAATCCCTGACTATCATTTAATACAATTTTGTCGCCAGTTTGAGAATCTAGACGATACAAGACAATTTTTTCGCCTCGGTCTTCTAGGTAAACAACATAATTTGGATATTGCTGAACAACAAATCCAGTTGATGTTAAAGTTTGTGTATCAATATCGTCATCAAAAGGATTGTTGAAACAAAGTTCATAGTATGCATTATTATTTAACGAAGGATAAAAATCCTTTCTCATAGTCACGTTTGACAAGTTTGATCTGATCGATCTATCAGAACTATCAATAGTGCTGATAAATTTACTGTATCTAAATTTGCCACCAAACTTTTCGGTATCGCTGCTTTGAATATACTTAGATAAATTTTCGATTACTTTACCTCTGATAGCATCAGCTGTTTGATTTGTAACAGTCTGATCATAGAAGATTCTGCTGGTCAATTCGATAAAGATTACCGAGGCATCGACTAGTTCTGGGATAACAGATGCAACAGAGTATTTCTTAATTTCACTAGTAATTAAGTTTTTTGTGTAAGATGACAGATAAGTTAGGTTTCTTGGTTTTACTGCAATCTTAACTTTTCCGTATTCTGGTGGATCTGCTTCCTCACCACCGTATGTAATAACATCAGCAGCTGCTGGATATGCTCTGCGAATGATTGCTGTGTAATCTGTAGCAGTCACTGCGCGATTCTGCGTGCCATACATCGCAGGAGCGTTGACTTTGATGCTATCGATAGTCTCGATAGTAGATCCACCAAATGCTTTTGTAAGAACAGTTAATGTATTTACGGAATATGCGAAGTTAGAATTGCTAGAAACATCAGTTACAACCCCAGCAAACGTAAAATTACTAGTTCCGTTAGTCTCATCACCACTAGTAATGATGTAACTAATCTCTACGACTTGACCAGAAGTTAATTTTTTACCAAAAACACCATCACCAAACGTAATCTTGTAGTTCTCATCTTCAACTTCATTCACAAAATATGAAGGAGAAGCAGGACCTACGTTTAAAATATTGTCAGATTGCTGGAATTTTTCGTAAGAACTTGAATTTGAGCTCTCATATACGTTAATACGAATGCTACTTGTGTCAATTCCAGCGTTGTTTAAGACTACTGTAAACTGATTATTGCTAGTTACAGGGTAACGATTGGTTACAAACGACCCTTCGTATACTTTTAGAGCGGGAAAATACGCGGTTCCATCAGGAAGAACCTGTGCTTGAACGTCATCGAGCACAACAAATTGATATAAAGCGTCATTTACGTTAGATAGAAAAGCATTTCCTCTCTTTAGAAATACTGTTTCTGGTAAATTTGTGCCAGATGATAGGTTTAATCTTAAGTCAATCGCTGCAGAAGCAGCAACAGCGGAGCGTGGAACGTATCCTAACTGCTTTGCAAGTGCTACAACGTTGTCTCTTACCGTCGCTGAGTCTAAAAATGCCTCATTGACCACCATATTGGCATTAAATGCCGTGTAATATGTGTTGTATGCCAAAACATCCAACAGCATACCAAGTGTAGAACCCTCGAAATCATAATCACTGAAGTCTGAATTAGCTCTTAAGTAGTCTCTAAGAGCATTTTTTATCTCAGAATAATCTAGATTTGTTAATTGATTGTATGCCATTGAATTATACTCTGGTTCTTTCTAGAAAAAGTGATAATGATTGAGTTTTTTCTGGTAAACCAATGACCTCAAACTCTATTTCTACATCATATCCATTATCATCCATGTTCTGATCGACGATCACATCAATCAAATTAACTCTAGGTTCAAAGGCTTTGATTGTATATTGAATTTCAGACTTAACCAAGTTGGCATTAATGAAATCTAGAGGTTCAAAAAGCAGATCGGTAATCCTGCTACCGATGTTTGGATTAAAAAAACGCTCCCCTGGAACAGTAGTGATAAGATTTTTTACCGATTGCTTGATAGCATTAAAATCCTTCGTGACCATTAAATCATCGGTCACGAAGTTTTTGTCAAACGTTATGCTAATATCTTTAAAAGATCTGCTGATCGGCATAAAAATACCATATTTATACCATTATTTATACCCCTAGTGTCGGAGATTCAGTGCCATCTTTCAACATAATCATCGAATCCACCCTTGCCACCACAGGGTCTTGACATTCTATCTTCAGGTGGGTCGTTTTTACTCTTAGTTTCTGTCGGAGTCATCGCTCCATAGTCTGTAATGAGCTTGGTTGTGCCCCAATTTTCTCTCATATACGAAATATCTCTGTCTACTTGGTATTTTGCCATCTGTTTTTCTCCAAAAAAGGTGTAAAACAGAACTTTTTACGGGGTTGCTATCCCGAAAACAACAAAAAAAGACG